CGCTAAACGCTCCAATGAGGGCCTATACAACACTCAACGATGGAAAGAGCTACGCAAGCTCACGGTAAAGAAACAGGGGTACTGCCAGAGATGCGGATCAGATAAGGATCTGCAGGTACACCACCTCCAACCGCCTCGAGGGTCCGAGGTACTTTTCTATTCCCCTTGGAATCTCCAGGTAATTTGCGCCAAGTGTCACCGACTCGAGACAGCCGAAGAGATCCGAGAGAGGAACCGGTATGGGGGTAATAAAAAATAAGATGAAGAATTTATATATCACACCACCAAGATTTGTGTACAACTTTCCAATCTCTAAAAGTTCAATATATAAGAATTTCTGAATATGACAGAAAAGCCGGTCGAGCTTAAACAACTGCATGGCACCTATAAAGCAACGAGGGACAAGGGCAAAAAGCCGATGGCCGAAGTATACCCAGGGGGGCAGCTCTCACGAATCGAACAAGCGAAGGAGATCGAGCACCCAGCAGCGAAGAGAGAATGGGTTATCGTTACTCAACGATTGTTGAGTTTAAAAGTAATTTTTCCCGAAGACCTGCCTACTTTGAAAACGCACTTCGTTACACTTTCGGAAGCCTACAAGACCTTCGACCGAATTAGGAAAGCAAGGAGGGAGATCAAGAAGCTCGAAAGGCAGATAAAAGTCGCGGAGAGCGAAGACAAAATAGATTGGGCTGTAATTCAAGTGCTGATGAAGCAAATTTCCTGGAGTGAGGACTACATTCTCCGGCTACAAACGTTATGGATCAAACTGACAAACCAATACCATACGGTCGCGAAGGACTACCTAGCAACTCCTCTCCAAAAGACCAAGATCATCGGCCTACTGGCGAAAGAGAAAGAGCCAGATAACCCGATTCTGAGTGTCCTGGAGGATGATTGATGGACCCTAGATTCGATCAATATATCGAAGATGTAACCAAGGGTCGAATACTTACCAGCAAATACACAAAGCTCGCAGTAAAGCGGCACATCGACGACCTAAAGAGGAAAGACTTCCCCTATATCTTCGACGAAAAAAAGGCTGCCAAGATTGTAAAATTCGTCGAGGCGCTCAAACACTATGAAGGGAAATGGGCAGGGCTCACGATAGTCCTCCAGCCTTGGCAGGTGTTCATTCTGGCTAGCGTTTACGGTTGGAGGAAGGCGGAAGACGGAACCAGGAGATTTCGAAAGGCATTTGTCTTTGTAGGCAGAAAGAACGGAAAAACTTTGATCGCCTCAGCTCTACAGCTTTTCGAGGTACTCACGGAACCCGGGGCACAAGTCTACACGATAGCCACCCAACGGAAGCAGGCAGAGGTTGCCTTCAACAACTGCAAGCAATTTGTAAAACAGAACGCGGATCTGGCGGGAATCATCGATGCTTACCGAAATACCCTAGTCTATGAGCCGACAGCGAGCAAGATCGAGGCGCTATCCAGCGAGTACAACAAATTCGACGGGTTGAATCCTCAATTCGTCCTAGCCGACGAGGTCAGCGCTCACCCTAATTCGAGGCTGATCGACGTTATGCAATCGGGGATGCATTCCCGTGTCCAGCCTTTACTTTTTATGATAACTACTGCGAATCATAGCCTAGAAAACCCAGGGCGCTGGGAATGGGAAAGATCTAGGAAGATCCTCGAGAGAAAATTCGAAGACGAGACATACTTTTGTATTCTCTACGAACTGGACGAATCAGACGAATGGACCGACTCAAAAAACTTTATCAAGGCGAACCCGAACTTGGGAATTACGATAGACCCGGCGAACCTCGAGACAGCACTGGTCGAGGCTACCCAACAACCGAGTAAACAGACCGAGTTTAAGTGTAAGAATTTAAACCTCTGGCTAAACTCAGCAGTCACCGAGGGATGGATTACCGCCGAGAGCTGGGAAAATGCCACCAAGCACAGCCGAAAGATCTATCGATCTACCCTTGCGTAGGAGCTATCGACCTTTCGAAGCGGAACGACTGGACAGCCTACACGAAATACTTTCTTGATCAGGAGAACATGAAATTCTATGCAGATCACCTTTTTTTCATTCCAGAAGGCCAGATAGAAATCAAAATGAGGCATGATTCGGAGCTAGTTCGGTATTGGATCGACTCAGGGTTGGTAATCGCAACACCAGGGGAGACCGTAGACTATGAGTATCTGAAAGAACGGATTCGAAAAGATATTCAGGGACTCCCATTGATGAAAGAAATCGCCTACGACCGCTGGTCAGCGACCGACATAATCAACGATTTTAAGGATCTGACCACGCTTACCGAAATGGCTATGGATGCGAAGAACTTCTCGGAGCCAGCGAAGCGCTGGGAGGAGGCAATCCTTAAGGGACAGATTATCGACACAAACCCGGTTATGAATTGGCAGATCTCTTGCGTATCGATTTATCAGGATTTTAACGGGAATATAAAGCCGATCAAGCCAGATGCGCGTAAATCCACCAAAAGGATCGACGGGGTTATTACTTCAATAATGGCCTATACCCGTCTTTTATCCTCAATAGCGGAGAAGCGAAGACCGAAAGCCTCCCCCGGGTCGATACGGTACTAGGGCTTTTGACTATATAAGCATGGGCATATTTAGCAAAAAAAAGCCGATGCAAAAACGAAATACTCCTGGATCCATGATTATTCCCTGGGGTTCTTTTGGCACCAACTGGACGAGGGCTCTCGAGCAGAACCCTAGCGTATTCTCGTGCGAGCAGCTTATTTCTAACGCGATAGCAAGCCTCCCAGTAGACCTACTTTTCAAAATGAACGACGGGTCTAGCAGGAAAGCCTACATTCACCCGATGTACAACGTCTTAAAAAGACAGCCTAATTCCGAGGAAGCCCCACAAGTTTTCTACGGTCGAATGGTCAGGCACCTACTCAGGGGAAACGCCTATATTCGGCCGATCCGGGATAGACAGGAAAGAGTAGTCGAAATGTATCTCATGGATCCGAAGACTGTCTCGGTAGAGCGAAACGATGCAGGGAAAAAAGTATTCAAACAAGGCAAGAACGAATTCTCCACAAAACAAATACTACATATACCAGGGGTCGGGTACGACGGAATCCAGGGATACTCGCCTCTAGAATTCGCAAAAAGTACCCTGGAAACTGCATCGAATATTGAAGCCTACGCCGCCAGAGCTTTCGAGGGCCGAATAGGGTCGAGGGCTCTTGTAGATATTTCTGGGATGTATCCCGACGGGGCTACCGATGACGATATCAAAGAGATGGCAGCATACCTGAGGAACAACTACTCAGGCGAAGACAACGAGGGAAAACCGCTTATCCTCTGGGACGGTATGAAAGTTTCGTCCATCGAGGCAACCGACAACCGAGAAAGCCAACTACTCGAGAATAGACAGTACCAGAACAAACTGATCGCTCAGATCTACCAGGTGCCCTTGTTTCTCCTAGGCGAGGGAGAGAACAAATACAATAGCCAGGAAGCCCAGAACATAAACTTTTTACAGTACACACTTCTCCCATGGATTCGAATTATCGAGCAGTACCTAGGAATGCTTCTGGATCCATACGAGCGGGAACGTCATTCGGTAAGTTTTAACACAGCGGGATTCCTCCGAGGGGACCACAAAAGCCGAATGGAAGCCTATGTGAAGGGGATCCAGTCGGGTATTTACTCGGTCGACGAGGTAAGAAACCTCGAGAACCTGACCGCTCTACCAGAATCCGGGGACGTGCACTTCATACCAGCTAACCTCATGCCACTAAATAACGAAACTATTGGGGCTTACATGGCCAGCGCAAAACTAAAGGCTCAAAGCCTAATCGGTAAAGAATCGGAGGGAGTAGGGGATGATAAACAATAAAGCGCGAGAAAAAGAACTTCGGCAATTTGATTTCCAAAAGGTAGAAATTCGAAAGACCGAGGAGGGGCCGACTAAACTTGTCGGGCTTATTCCATACGGGAAAAGATCAGTAAACCTCGGGGGATTCTACGAGATTATAAAACCAAGCGCTTTTCGCCGCACCATAGAGAACGGGTCGAGGGTCGTAGCACTACGAAACCACAACGACGACCAGATTCTCGGGTCTACCAAAAGCGGAACCCTTCGACTAATCGATTCGGAAGACGGGCTGGTCTGCGAGGTAGACCTCCCTCGGGCTGTCTACGCCCATGATCTCGCCGAGTCAGTTACCCGCGGGGACGTTAATACCATGAGCTTTGGTTTCTACACTATACAGGACGACTGGTACCAGGACGACAAGGGCGACTGGGTACGAGATCTTCTGGAAGCTCGACTACTCGAGGTTTCCTTCGGAGTCGTCTTTCCTGCCTACGAAGATACAACCACCGAAGCCAGGAAAAAGCTCCAGGACTATATAAACAGGGATACTCAAGAGGACTCGACAAAAATCACTCCTCCACAGGACCCAAAAGTACAAGAGCCAGAGGAAGGCGACTCGGTAGATACCATTCGTCAAAGAACCCTAAGGCTACGACAGAAATTTCTAGAAGGGGTATCACTATGATGAAGTGGAAAGAACAACGGGCCGCGCTGATTAAAGAAGCCGGCGAAATCCTAAAAGGTGAAGTTACCGCAGAACTCGAGGAGCGGGTAAATACTATTCACGAAGAGATCGAGAAGCTGAACGCCTATATCGCAGCCGCAGAACGACAAGCCGCCTTTGCTGCTGTCGCCGCTGAGCATATGGAGCAGGAAAGCCGAGGGACTTCCGGGGATGTGATCGAGGAATTCCGCTCGATTCTAAAAGTAGAGAAGCGGGATATTTCATACGCTGAGAATGTATTCGCACCGAAGGGCTTTGTCGCCGAGCTTATCAAGAGCCTCGACGAGCGCCTTTTCATCCGAGAAACCGCTCGCCGATTTACCCTTACCCAGCAGGAAGGGATCACCATTCCCAAACGAACCGCAAGAATGGGGGCTGCTACTTGGGGCAACTCTCCCGGGGCTGATACAGATCTGGCTCTCGGGTCTGTAATCCTCAAGCCTGCATCTCTTAACGGTTTGGTAAAGCTCGACAAGCGAGTCGTAAAGGTTTCGGCCCTTCCTATCGAACGAGTAATTAGTGACGAGATGGTAGACCGATTTGCAAACGCACTCGAAAGCGCATACCTTACCGGGGCTGGTGCAAACGACACTCCTTTCGGAATCTTTAACACCACTGCGGTCCCTGTTGCCAGGGATGTGACCAAAGGTACTGGAATCACCGCGGAGGGCTTTATTGCAGCAAAGAATAAGCTCGTCTCTGGGTATTCCCCTGTCTGGGTAATCCACCCCGACGTCCTTACTGCTGTCGAAAGCCTAAAAGACGGGGACGGGCGATTTATCTTTATGCACAGCTTCAGGGCTGGAGAGCCTGACACTATTCTGGGTATACCAGTAATGAAGTCTAGCCACGCTCCTTCGGTAACGACTGCGGGAAGTTATATTGCAGCGCTCGGCGACTTCGGTCGCGGGTATGCGATAGCTGATGTTGAGTCGATGGAAATTCAAGTTCTTTCCGAGCTCTACGCCGCTACGAACCAGATCGGGTACAAGGGGTACCTCTTGACCACCGGGAACGTTATCGATCCCGAGGCCTTTGTTCGAGTTAAGGTCGCGTAATTAACTGACCCAGGGGCCTCAACGGTTCCTGGGTCACCCTTTCAACAAGGAATAAGTATGGCAAAAGAAAAAGCAATTCAACCAAATCGAGAAACCCCAGAAACATCTCAAAGAAGTCTTTCTCCGGTAAAAGTACGATTCAAAAAACTTATGGCAAACGAAAAAGGCATCTACCAAGCCGGGGAGGTATACGAAATCGACGCCGAACTCGCCCGGGTTCTTTTAGGTGCTGATGCAGTCGAGGCACTATAGAAATGGCATTTGCTACACTCGAGGAATACAACGCCTATACCCAGAAATTCGACGACGATGTAATGGCGGCAATTTACCTGGGGTCTGCTGAGGACGTTATAAAAACCTACCTAGGCTATAATCCAGAATCATTGTCCTACGACGAAAGACTCGACGGATCAGGGGTCAGGAGACAAAGACTCGCATCTAAGCCGATCAGCGCTTTGACCTCCGTCGAGATCGATGGGGTATCCCAGGACGTAGCGGATTTTTATCTAAAAAACGAATGGTTGACCTATTCGGACACCTCAAAAACTTTCTCCCGGGGGGATGAAAATATTCACGTCGTCTACACCGCGGGATATGCAACACTTCCAGAAGTAATCAAGCTCACCTGTCTACGGATCGCCGCACTTATGTCAACCGAGGCCGAAGGGAATATCGGTATCACCTCTAAATCTTTTGGAGATTCAGGGACTAGGACGTTTATCCAAACCACTAAATACGACCGATATCTTGCTGTCCTGAATGACTTTAGGATTACACGCCTATGATCTCGGTAAAAGCAGATTACCAGGAAATAAAAGAGCGAATAGACGAGTTGTCTGACCCGAGAATCGTAAGAAATCTCGGGCGAAATATGCTTCGCGCCGCCGTCAGGGAGGGGGCGCGGGTAGCCAAAAAGAGCCTAAACACCACAGCAAAGAAAAGTACTGGCGCCCTCTATAAGAGCCTGAAAGGGTCGCTCTCAAGAAAAGACAAGGCAGTCGGAGTAATTGGACCTACTGGGTCATTCAACTTTTTGAAAGCATGGGAACTGGAAGAGGGCGGTACCAGAACAGCAAAGAATGGGAAATTCTTAACCTTTCAGGTAAAGGGAATATGGGTTAAGAAAAAATCAGTCACCCAACCCGCGCGACCATGGTTTGCCAGATCAGTAGGAGCCTACCTCGAAAGCCCTAGGCTGGGTCAAGAAATGGACAAACAATTCCAGAAAGACCTGTATAGGCTTATGGAGGGCAAGAAATGAACCTGGAACAAATTATCGACGGGCTAAAAGCCTACCTAGTTGCAAACCTCCCAGGATACCTAGACGACTACTCGACTGTAGATCTCGACCTCGGGACCGTGGTCGGTAAGCAGATTGTTCTTTTCGACATGGACCCAGACAAATATAAAAACTCGCTAACCGTGTACATAATCCCAGACCAGGAAACATTCGAGGCGACCAGCATCGAGGGCTATTCTTCAGACTCGAGTCTATCGATTTACATCGTCTGGAGAGGGGATACCCGGGAGAACCTATACAGAAAGACCTTGCGGACTTCGGCAGCACTTATCGAGGCACTACGAGCAGACCCTACTCTCGGAGGGGTATCTGGAGATATTCGGCTAGATGGGCTGGACTACTATCAGGCGGTAGAAGGGAATGAAGATCTCAAAAGCGCCGAGCTTCGTTTCTCGCTACTTTACGAACTTTGACTATAAAGACGGGGGTACCAAATGTCTGGATACGCAAGAGGGGCCGGTAGTCAGCTCCAAATAGGGAAAGAGTCGACCTGGGGAACCGCGGCGACTTTAACCCGACTACTCAATTTTCTATCGGAAGACCTAAAACTGAACATCAACCGGATCGAGGAAGAAAGCCTTCTGGTCCAGAAGACCGCTCGGTCTATGGATGTAATGGGCTACACAGTCGACGGGTCGATTGGGGTAATTCTCAAACCCGAGAATATGAAAGAGATCTTATTTCTTTCGATGGGAGTAGAGGCTGATCCTGTTCTCAAGGCCGCTACTAGCGGAGTATATGAGCACTCCTTCACCTTGGCGGCGCACGATGCCACGCTTCCCAGTTTTACCGCGGTTATAGACCGAAAGGCGGCGGCTCCAGCATATACCGGGCTCAAAGTTTCCTCACTCTCTATCGAGGCGAAAGCACAGGACTACCTAAGATCTACTATTTCGGTAAAGGGTAAAGGAGAATCGTCTGGTACTCTCGCTGGGGCCCTTACTTCTCCCTCGAAGAAATCCTTCCGCTTTGTAAATGGGACCATGACAATCGACGCGGTAGACTTCGCCGAAGTAACCTCTATCGATATTTCGATAGATAACGCTCTGGACGACGGAGAGCAGACCCTAGGGTCCGGGTACTACACCTCGGAAATGGAACACAACGAGCGAGTAGTAACGATTAACTTCGAAGCCTTTTATAACAGCGCTTCGAACACTGTCCGAGAGAATAAGTACAAGGTCGACGGAGCTTCCGCCGAAGTAGTACTCACTTTCGAGACTCCCGACGAGATCGAGACCGACGAGAAGTACACTCTCGAAATCACGCTTCCCAAGGTAGTAATTACCGAGGCAAACCCGGGAGTCAGTGGAAAAGATAAACTTAAGATCAATTTCGCAGGACAAGCGCTCCAGGGAGCTCTCGAGCCTATAACCATTGTCTACTACGACGACGAAAACGCCAAAGCCTTCGAATAGAAAGGGGAACTATGTTTGTTTACAACGCCGACGGGTTTTTGATTAAGACCAGAATAAACCTAGGGGATCTTCTCGGGGTAGCTCCTGAGAAGGTCTGGGTCGAGATGAAGGAGCCAGATACTCCAGATCTATTGCAGATATCGGAAAACCTAACTGGGGCATCGAACGCCAAGCAGATCGAGGTAGTATCAGCCCTATTTCCAAAGATCCTGATCGATCATAATTTCTACGAATCGGAAAATAAGAAAATGAGCCTCGAGGCTGTAGCTTCCTTACTCAAAAATAGATCGAAATTGACGATCAGGGTGACCTCGGAGTACGCCGAGAAAGTTCTTTTTACGCTTCTGGCGGGGGAGAAGAAAACCTCCGAAGACTCAGGAACCTCGCCAGATCCTACTTTAGAGGCGAAAACGTAGACCCTGAGGTATGGGAAGAAAGCCGGGAGTTTCTTCCCCTGATTCGTCTTTTCATGCGCTGTATTCATCCAAAACACGCCTACCTGACTCTTCTACCGTTTCCTGGCTCGATTATGGACCAGCCAGGAATAACCATGGATCTATTCGACTACCTCAGGGGCCTCTGGGCCGAATACGTCGCCGAAGCCCAAGAGCGCTCGATGAATCGGGCGCGCTGACTATAAAGACATGGCGACAGTAAAGTATTTCATTACCAGCGAGGACAAGTCTCAGGCAGGAATCAACTCAGCCAAGAAGGGAATTGAAGGCCTCGGGAAAGAGACTGCGCGAACTGGATCCGCGGGGATTAAGCAGTTTGACCTTATGGGCGCAGCTCTAAAGGGTGGATTGATTCTCGCAATAGGGGCGGCTACTAAGGCTATAACCGATTTCGGTAAGGCCTCTTTAGAATCATTTAGGGTAAATGAACCGATAATGCTCAGACTTTCTGCTTCGGCAAGGAACGCGGGAAGCTCTTTTTCGGAAATGGCTGGATTCCTTGCTGAACTTGGGAAAACAACACTAGCCACAGGGACGGATCTACAAAATCTTGCCGCTCAATACTTGCAACTAGGACGTTCAGAGCAGGAAGTAAAGAGTCTTATGGAAACCTCTGTACTCCTGGCGAACGTCACAGGGCAGAGCCTAGACTCTGCAATGACCGAGCTAAACAAGACCCTAGAGGGTAGCACTGGTCGTATCGGACTTATGATCCCTGGAATGAGCGATCTTACCGAGGAACAACTGCGATCAGGCGGAGCGCTGGAACTACTTAACGAAAAACTAGGAGACTATCAGGGTCTTCTTGACGATACATCGGCGCAAACGATGAAGTCTTTCGAAGATTCGCTGGATGGTCTCCATACATCTATTGGGTCGTTAATTTCAGACGCCTTCGATCCGTTGATTGTAGCCACGACTACCTGGTTAAACAAACTGACCGAAGCAATTAATAAATCTCGCGAGTTAAAGGACATCGATATAGCCTTATTATCGGGTACTTTGACGGGATCTTCTGATCAAAATACTTTACAAACTCAGATCGACCGAACTAGAGAGAGGCTGGACCAAGCAAGAACAGTCAGAGCAAATAATACCTGGGATCTTCCAGATCCAAGTATTCGAATACCCGCCTACGATGACCTGATCGATGAGCTTCAAAGGACTCTAAATTCACTCATTACTCAAGCGAGATACGGTGGAGTCGCAGCAGCTACTCCCCGACCTACACCTTCAGGAGCTCCAACCGGAGCAAGTGGAGGTACACCACAAGAACCAATAACCGAGACGATTCTATTTACTGGAATTTCGCGGGGAATATCTTCTGGGCTTTCGAGGCTTGGGGAAGGTATGAATCTCGGTTCTTTCGCGGAAATAATAGCATCGACAATAGCCGAGCCTCTTTGGTACTGGAGCAAGGAAGCTGGTACCATGGTCAGGGATATAAACGGGACTCCTTCTGCCTCCTACGTTACAGAACCTACTGGACTGACCGCGGTCTTTGAGACTCTCAGCCCTGTTATAGAAGGTTTCGCTGGAGGACTCGCTGGTGTAATCGGGCCGCTTGCTTCTGTCCAAATGATACTAAATCCTCTCCAGGTAATTTTCCAAGGCATTATGGACGTACTTGGCCCGCTGATCGACCAGGCTCTCGCACCTCTCCTAGGAATCTTAACGATATTTGGGCAATTCATCGGGCAGATTCTCGCGCCAGTCTTTCAAATTCTCGCGCTGGTCATCGAGCCACTAGCAAAAATCTTTGTCTGGTTTCACAATAAAATAATGAAGCCAATCGGTAATGCGCTGATTACCCTAATTGGTACGATTTGGAACGGTATAGCCAGAGCGATAAACTTCCTTCTAGGCTGGCTGGGAGTTAGGTTACAAACGATTGATATTGGCGCGAATATGATCCAGGACATTACGACTACCCAGGTTTCGAAAACCGGTCAAAATGCAATTGCTTCCTCTGGCGGCGGGACTGCTGCACAGTACACCGGTGGCCAGAATTACGTCGTCAACGTGGTAGTAAATACCTCGGTAATTACCGGGGATAATGGATTTTCCGAACTCGCCTCGAGATTGAAATTCGAGATTCAACGACAGACAGCGCTGGGGTATTAAATGAATCAAATTTTTCTGAATTTTCAAGATCCCGACCTATGGGAAGAAATTAACCAGGACCATATAAAGGCCAGATCGATAGTCGTTGAGGAACAGATACATAACAACCTGACTCCAACGGTCAGTACATTAAAATTCGAGCTCAAGACTACAGCTACTCTCATAAATAAGATCCTGGCTTCCGAAACGGACATACTAGTCAGGGCCTTCGATTCGCTTGGGGATAGGGTATTTACTGGTGTTATTCGGCCATTTTTTTCTATAATGCTAAAAGGGAAGCAAAAAGAGTCGATCAAGATCGAGGCGGTTGATAACTCATATTTGCTCAAGAAACCGATTTCCTCCGACGTATACCTGGCAAGTCAGACCGTTTCCCAGATAGTCGAGAATTTACTTTCCCTGGCGAATATTTCAGCTACCCTTTATCCTCCCCAGACTGTTTCAACAGGAGTAGTACATTTTTTTGTAGGGGCCGACGAGAAGAGGACTGTAGAAGAGACCCTCTCCCAGCTCTTGGCCGAACATGGGTACGTTTACAACGCAGACTCCCTAGGGGTATTTCAGCTGATCGAACTGGTCGTCGATGCTCCTATCTCTACCTTTATTTTCAACGATGGGAATACTTACCGGGGGGAGGAGATCGAGCGATCAGAAATGGAAGCCGACTCGGTAGAGGTATCCTATCCCATTTACCAGACTAGAGCAGGGGCGACGGTATTCGAGGATACTACTGGGGGTAATAACTTTTATCCGATGTTCGTTTCGATAGACGCCGATGGGTTCTATCCTCAAGGGGCAAACCTGACGGCCATCGTCCATTCTAAATATAGGATTCAGGACCAGGATTTACTCTATGTTTCTGGGGCTACTCTTGACTGGTCCGGGGAAAGCGGGATTTCGGTAGTCCGTCAAATCTTATCGGCTGGTAAGGCAGACATACTTTTCCAAAACTCAACCGGAATATTGAAGTCTCTACAAAAGTTTCGAATAAAGGGAAATGCGGTCATAAAGGGCGGGTTAGGAATTGTCATGGCCGACGATGGCGCCCGAGATAAGACCCAGAAGATCGAGGCGAAATTCCTTAGCGATTCAGCCAGGGCCGAAGAGCTGGCGAACTACAGGTATAAATGGGTCAAGAACAGCAGGTATAAGTATCTGGTCGGATCTCCTGAATCCAGACCGACAGGGGAAATTGTTCGAATCCAGAATTCTGTACTCGGTCTTGATGTTGTAGGACGGATCATTCGAAAGTATTCCTCGGAATCGAAGCCAGGATCATACGAGTATCTAGTAGAGGGTCTTGGACTTTATACCGCTGGGCTTGGGGTTCCCGAAGTCGATATCGTGAGCCCTGCACTTAGACCCGGGATAGTTCAAGAGTCCGAGGTCGCTGATATTATCACCGACCTAGGGCTTCCTACCTATGAGGATCTTGACCAGGGATACACCCCTCCGAGCGGAGGAACCACAGTACCGACGGTCCCCACGTTTCAAACAGTAAACGGATATAGGGCTGTAGCGCTACTCATCGAAAAGCAAACAAACCTCACAAACTTTCTACGATATGATATCCAGGTCTCCGACGACAATCTCGCCTCCCAGGGATACCCTCTGGGGCTGGACGGTACAGACTGGAAAAGTGGGGCGATAGGTGAGTCAACTTCATACAAATTGGAAACTTTTACTCATGCGAATATCCCCCTTTCTGGAACAGTAGAAAACCCAGAGGATAGAAGTCTTTTCTATCGAGTTAGAAGGGTAACAAAAACGGAGAGCGAATCTACTTGGAGTGGATGGATCTCGGGGACTGCGACGGTCCTTCCAGGTATAGATCTTCTGGCTGGATCAATTATTTCCTCAAAAATAGCTGTCGGATCAATTACCGCCGACCGACTCGAGTCTGACGTTTTGAACGCGGTACTCGCAAACGTTACCGATCAAATTACGATTGGAGACGACGGTATTTCCGGAGTCAGTACCGATGGACAATGGCGAGTCATCATCAAAGGGAACAAGATCTCTTTTCAGCAGCGAAGCGGGTCGACCTGGATCGATGTGGGATGGATAGGCGATCAGGTTGGAGGGTTCTCCTCGGTATTCGCTAACCTCAAGGGACTAATTTCCCCTGGATTCGATCTAAGTACGTTGGATATTGGATTTAAGGCACCAGATGGGTCAAGAGTTTTCGATCTGAATAACTCGTATAATGACAAAACTGGGAGCGACCCTTTCACCATAAAAACTGACCTTGCTTTCTCCACGGACCACAAGTTCGGCACTCATTCGCTAAGTGCTTCGGGCGGAGATGGCGTTCTCACCTGGCCCACGGCGATTGATTCAAGTGCCGATTTCCATATCAATCAGTGGGTGAAAAACCTGTTGGTCGCCCCACCAACACCAAAGACGGTCGCGGTGCATACCATAACGGACATTCCGCCCTATGCTGGGTCAGTCTCTGATTCAGGAATAAAATTATTAGCGAGTGATGGTGCCTCTGATGATTGGTTTGGTAAGTCAGTGGCAATTTCCGGGGATTATGCAATTATTGGTGCTGATAAAAATGATGATTCAGGCTCTAATAGTGGATCAGCATATATATTTGGGAGAACAGGATTAAATACATGGGATTCAGGAATAAAACTATTAGCGAGTGATGGTGCTTCTGGTGATTGGTTTGGTCAGTCAGTTTCAATTTCAGATGATTATGTAATTGCTGGTGCTCCGCAGGATGATGGTAAAGGCTCGGTATATATATTCCAACAGCAGAGTAAGTTACCAGGAAAAGAAATTGAGTTTTCGGTTATTGATTCCGAAGTGGCTCAAACACCAAAGAAAATAAAAGCCAGATTTCGCCCAGCGGGAGACCCCGAGGTTCTGCCTGTAGCCGATTATCCGATTTCTATTCCTCTCCAGGTTGGTCCGATTACAACGACAGTCGATGCAATCACAACGGCGTTAACAGCTACAGGGCTCGTGACTTGCACGGTTATCGGTGGGACGGATATTACCGTAACTGGGGTTTATGCTGGTTCGGTCGAAACCCCCGACGCACTGATGTCAGGTCTCACCATCACTCGGAGTGTGGTTGGATATTCGCCCAATGTATCGCCGAAATTTCTCACCCAAGTTGGGGCCGATATCGCCGTAGCCTGGGTCCACGATATAGCCCCAGACGAGGGCTGGGCCTTGGGATTGCTCCTTGATGGGGAATATATCTGGCGAATCCCGAAATCGGACGCTTGGCAGTTGGTTGCGTTATATCGGACGTCAGATGAGGTTTACTTACAAGTCGGAACGAACTCTGTTCATGCGACTGGCCTTGGGCTTGGTGGTTCGTCAGCTTTAACTTTGCACCTCGACACCACCAAGGAAGTGAAGATTGACGAGTTTTTCTGGCACGCTGGCGTTATCCCTTCGCAAACTCTGCTTGATTATGCAAATGCTGGGGTTCCTTGGTCGGAAGCCATTGACTATCAGAAAGACCTCGTTATTGCCCCACGGATCGGTGGGAAAATCCATTTTGCTGGGGAAGTGACCGGAATGTCCGAGGCGGTCGAGCTGGATGAACTGATCGCCCCGAATCCCTTTCCTACGATTTTACATGAGCGTGGTTATTCGCCTTTGACTGTCGATGATGCGTTAAATTCGAGGATTACTCCCGTGAATTCGGCGGTGAATACCTTGAATT